ATAAAATTCGACGTTATGGGTGATAGGGCGGCTGGTGTTATGACAAACGTTGTGGTCGGAAATACCGTTGCCGTAAGTTTCGATATTTCCTCGCGTTTATGGAACTCGAAATATTACACTGAATGTCAAGCGTGGAGAACGCAACGTGTGGACGGTACGCAAGAACAAACGCAACAAGCCGCGACGCAAACCACTCAACAACCAGCGCCTGCGCCTGCACAAAACCCTTTGCCCGAAAATAACGGTGGTGACGGTGACGGCGAACAAAAGGACGATTTACCATTCTGACGTTACTATGGCTAAAGACGTATTACAATCCCTTTGCCGTGATTATCTTTCACGCTTGCGCTACATGGCAGAAAAGCACGGCCTTTTGCCTTGGGTTGATGAAACCATTAGGGCTAACCGCCGCAAGGAATGTGAGGCCACAAAGAAAGAGGTTGAAATGTTGTCAAGGCTTTGTAATGATGAACGTGTCACGAGAACCGATGTACCGAAGATGTTAGGCAAGTCGTATCGGCAAAGTGTCGATGACGATGACTTTTCCAGAATACGCCACTTGCCGCGTCTTGGTACGTATCTCAAACTTGATGCGTTACTTTTGAAAAATGAACAAAGAAAAAAGAAGTAGTTTATGATAGTAAATAGATATTCCATGTTTCCACAAGTGCCGAAGCACACGCATATATCGGCTTTGGACGGTTTGGATTTCCGTTGGTTCGCTACGCATACCAATATGCTTACCGATGAATATGCCGACGTGTTGCAACCGTACTACGATGAATATGTGCGCAATGGCCGCAAGCCGTTCTATAATCTTTCATTGGCATACAATACGATGACGGATGATAGGAAATTCCGCTTTTTGTTGGTTACGACGGATGCAGGCGACGAGGTGTTTGTGCCTTACAAGGTCATACAAATATTGAAAACGCGGCAAATCCGTTTCTTCGGTTTTCCGATGTCAAAGAACAAAATAGCGTACAACGAAAAGAATGTCTTTGAAAAGTTGAGAAATCTTGATTTTACTCGATTTGTGTTTACGTCCGAGAAAATCACGGGCAAGGTGAGCCGCATCGTCGAGTATGATGACTATTTCTATACGCTTGATGATAAGACGGCCACCTATGGCACAAGCCGCTACCGTTCAAAGAACTACATCAACAAACTTTTGAACGATTCCGACGTGCGTATTACGTTTGGCGTTACGCCCGATAACGTTGCCTTTGACGAATTGCGCAAGGCGTGGAAAATGGGCATGACGGAACGCGGAAGTTTCGTTTCTACGGTAGAGGATAGACACTTTGCGCACATAACCGCGTCACATAACATTGATTTGCGATTTCTTTGCATCTATCATCGTGACGTGCTTGTTAGTTTGCAAGTGTTTCTTTGCAATGCCACTTTCCAATATGCCGATTGCCTTTATATTCACCATCTTTGGCAAAGTGATGATGAAACGCGGAGGAAAATCCTTGGAAATATCGTGGAAATACAAAAGTATCTTTCATGGGAACATCTATACAATCATAACGGTATTACACACGTCTATATGGCAGGTTGTAGGCCGTCCGAGCATCGTTTGTTGGCACACAAGGAACGTATTAGCGACGGCAAGGTAGAATATTTCATTTTATAACATTATAGTTTATGGCACAACAAAGTTTGGATTTATTCGGAAACCCTATCGAAACAAAGGGTGACTTGAAAAAGGAATTTGGCGCAAATCCATTCACCATCCTCGACACGAAGGACGGCTTGTGGCAAGCGCGTAAGAAAAGGTGGATAAACATGGGAATAAAGTCGGAGGTAGGAAGGGACGCTACGGCCTATAACACTAAGGAATGGGTTGACAAGTTGCGAACGAATGGGACGTTAGAGGGGAATTTGTTGCCGTCAAACACATCAATCTTTGACCCCGTTCTTTGTGAATTGATGTACCGTTGGTTTTGCCCCGATGGTGGCTCTATCCTCGACCCCTTTGCAGGCGGCTCTGTGCGCGGTATCGTTGCTAATTATCTTGGCTACCATTATTCGGGCATTGACATACGGCAAGAGCAAGTAGATTCTAACCGCGAGCAAGCCTTGGATATTTTGGGCGTGGAAAACCTACCCCAATGGTATGTTGGTGATTCCAATATCGTACTCGAACAAAACTGGCAAAAGCAATTCGACCTTGTTTTTACCTGTCCACCGTATGCCGACTTAGAGGTATATTCGGATATGCAAGGCGATATATCGAATATGGAATATGACGATTTCATCTTCACCTTTGAAAGCATCATGCGTAAGGCTTGCAAGTTATTGAAGGTTGGTGGCATGGCAATCGTCGTGGTTGGTGAGGTACGAAACAAGAAAGGCGAATACTACGGCTTTGTAGCGGACACCGTGAAACTTATGCAACGTTGTAGCGGTATGACGTTCTATAATGATGCTATCTTGGCCACATCATTAGCAAGCGCGGCCTTACGTGCTGGCGGCAATATGAAAAGCGGCAAGTTAGTAAAGGTACACCAAAATGTCTTAATGTTTAAAAAGGTTTGACTATGCAATTGAAAGTTATTGAACAAAGGGAACAAATCGAAAAATTGCTCGAAAAGCATGATATTCGTTTTGTCGAGGTTGGTGAAAAGGATATTTGTTTCACAGACCCAGTGCCGTATGATGTGATGGTCGAAATAGTTGATTTCCTACGTACCGATGCTCCGCGAAAGGAACTATTCGAGGAATGTTGGGTAGCGTACAATCGCAAGGGTAGCAAGAAGAAATCCTTGGAATATTGGAAGAAACTTACCGATGTCGAGAAACAAAATGTGATGCCGCATATCAAGGCGTATGTATCTACCCGTGAATTGCAATTCCAAAAGGACTTTGAACGCTATTTGCGCGACAAGGTGTTTATGACCGTCGTATTCGGAAACAACAAGGTCGTTTATGACCCGTCGAAACTTGGGCGCGGTGAGGTACAAAGTAATGTTTACATGCCTACGTGTGATGGTGCGCTTTCTTGGAACGATTACTATTCTTCTTTTATCTTTGTTGGTTATTGGGATGGTGTTCATATTCCCGACGGATATACAGACGAAACGCGACCCAATGGTGCAACAATAATGTTAAATAATGGGCGTGGAAATATAACTTGGAATAAAAATACCAAACAATGGGAAAAGGTTTAACGTAATATAACATAACATTTTTGTTAGTATGATATATTATTCGTAACTTTGCAAAGTGGATAGGGCGGTTTGGCCACCGCTTGATAAGGGGTAATCCTATCGCCCCTTCCACTTTTTCAAATGATAGGATTGATTAAAGAATAGGAAATTATGAAAGAAATTTGGAAAGACGTAGTTGGGTTTAGCGGCTATCAAGTATCAAACTTGGGTCGTGTGATGAATCTTAAAAAAAATAAAATACTACGCGAATCAAAAAGTAGCAAAGGTTATGCTTTGGTATCTCTAACCAAAAATGGAATATCGAGATACTATCGCGTTCATAGACTCGTTGCGGAATCGTTTATAGGTAAAATAGCAAGCGGTTATGAAATTGACCATATAAATTGTGTTCGTGACGATAATAGGGTTGAAAACTTGCGCATTGTTACACATAAAGAAAATTGCAACAATCCGTTGACCGTAATCAATCTTAGCGGTCGTGTAGGTGAACTTAATCCTATGTTTAACAAACACCTAAGTGAAACAACGAAAAAGAAAATAAGCGAATCGTTGTCAAAAAGCGATAAACACCCTTGGCGTGGTAAGCATTTTAGTAAAGAACACCGCGAGAAAATATCACAATCAAGAAAAGGGCAATTGCTTTCCGAAGAAACAAAGTTAAAGAAATCAAAAGGTATTGTTCAATATTCTTTGGATGGTCAATTTATTAGGGAATGGGTAAGCGCAACGCAAGTGGAAATGGAATTGGGTTTTAGTAAATCCAATGTGTGTAATTGTTGTCGTGGTAAATTACCAAAGGCTTACGGTTTTATTTGGAAATACAAAGAATAACGATTATGATAGACAAAATAGAATTGAAAAAGACTTGGGATTTGTTTGTCGGTGAAAATGGTTTTACCGAAGTACGTATATTGGGCAAATTTCAATATAGTGGCTATTTCAAGTCGTTTGAAAACTTGTGCTCGCAACTTGAACCATATACAGAAATGGATGATGAACAAATCTATTTCGTAATGAACAAAATTAAGGATGATTGCTATGCCAGACCTCAATGCGAGAAGTTTGTTAAGTCTCCGAAAGCCACAACTAAAGATGACGAAACCATAATAAGAAAATGGCTTCTTTGCGATTTTGACCCCGTGCGATTACCTAACATATCATCGTCAAACGAACAATTTGAACTTGCACACAAGAAAGCGCAAGACGTTTTCCGTTTCTTGAAAGAGAAAGGCTTTTCGGATATGGTTGTTGCAATAAGTGGTTCTGGATGGCATTTGCTGATTCCAGTAAACATTCCGTGTAATGACGAAACCGACAAGGTTGTAAAGGACTTCTATACATACATGGGTAGCGTGTTTAGTGATGACAAGGTTGAATTTGACGAAAAAGTTTACAACAGGTCACGCATTACAAAACTATACTCTACTTATGCAAAGAAAGGCGCAAACCTACCAACAAATCCTTGGCGACAATCAAAGATTGTTTATATACCAAAAGAGTTAGTTCCAACACCAATAGAAAAGATTAAGGAATTAGCAGATTTAGCCACAAAAGAAGAACCGCAAGTTTTACCAAATAGACAGCGTACTTTATATAACAATAATGCACCTTTTGATTTACCAACATGGCTAAATGAACACGCGATAGAATACAAGATTGAAACACAAGGCACAAGCACAAAGTATGTTTTGCGTCATTGCCCTTGGGAGAATACACATAGTAGTATCAAGGAATACGATTGTGCTCTTTTTGTAGACGCGAATGGAAAAATAACATTTTCTTGTTTTCATTCCCACTGCAAAAATAAAACTTGGATGGACTTTAGACTTTTCTACGAGCCTAACGCATACGATAGACCTATCTACGTACCTCAACCAATGTATCAACAAAGACAATATCAACCACAACCGAAATATAACATAAAAGAGGAATTGCCAGAGTTGGGTAAGAAATGGTTGTGTATGTCCGATATACAAAAGATTGATTTGTCGCAAATTGAATGTGTAAAGACTGGATTTGTCGAATTAGATAAAAACATTATCGGCCTTAATATGTCGGAGGTTACTTTGCTTAGTGGCTCTAACAGTTCGGGTAAATCGTCTTGGCTAAACACGCTATTGCTTAACATTATTCAACAAGGGTGGAAATGTGCTTTATGGTCAGGAGAATTACGTGCGGATATTTTGAAGGCATGGGTGCAAATGGTTGCTGCTGGAAAAAATAATCTAAAGCCATCAAATTATGGTGACGGAAAATATTACGTTCCGAACAATGTAGCAGAAAGAATAGATACTTGGCTCGATGGAAAGTTTTTTCTATTCAATAATGAATACGGCAATACATGGCAAGAAATATTCCACGATATGAGCGAACTATTAAAGGTTGGTTGCCGTATATTCATGCTTGACAACTTGTTTTCCATGAATATTGATTTACTTGAGGGCGACAAGAACAACAAGCAAAGGGAATTGATATTACAGATAAAAGACTTTGCAAAGAAAAATCAAGCACACATTATATTGGTTGCACACCCAAGGAAAACAATGAGTTTTCTTAGAAAGAACGATATTAGCGGAAGCGGTGATTTAATGAATGCTGTGGATAATATATTTATTTGCCACCGTGTGAACAACGACTTTTTTAGGGCAGGTGCTGAATTTTTCGGTCAATGCGAAATACAACGTTTCCAAGGTTTCGGCAATGTCATCGAGGTGGCAAAGAATCGTATGTATGGTATCGTCGATTTGATGGTAGGTATGCAATATGAAATCGAAAGCCGCCGTTTCAAGAATGACGTAAACGAAAACGTGCAATACGGATGGGAAATAGAACCTACGCAAAGCACTATGGCCTTTGATAACAATGTAGGTAGCCAACAACAAGCCACACCGCCACAAATGTCGTCACAAGCACCGCAAATGGCCAATACTGGCGCGTATGATAATAATAATGATTTGCCATTTGGTGCGCCGACGGGTGACGATGCGCCGTTTTGATATATTAACATAATAAAACTTAAAAGATAGTGTGAAATTTGGAATATTCAAAAATTAGCACTATCTTTGCACCGAACTTCAAATAATAATTAGTTTATTCACTTATTAAAAACAAAACATTTATGAAAACGACAAAGAATTTTAAGGCACTTGAAAATGTGCTTAACGATTGTTCAAACATGGGTGATACGCTTTTCGCCATTTATGGTGTCAAGGGCGCATCGGAAAGCAAGAAAGGTGGCCAACTGGTTTTCACGGGCGACCCAAATATGATTGCCGACGGAATGGTGTCAATCATTCGCAAGTCTTTGGATAAGGATGCCGATAAGGGTAGCATGGCAATTGCAAACGCATTGTTGAACGCTATCGTCAGTGTTCTTACACCGAAAGACGAAATCGCTTTGAAGTTTGCAGAACACTCGAAAGATGCCGTTGAAACCGCAGGCAAGCGTCGCTTTGGCAAGAAGATGGCCAAGAAAATCAAGGAACATGCCGACGTGTCAATTCCTGCACCTCCTGACGATTTCGACCCAAAGTCAAAGGATTGTCAAGAGTGCGAGGACTTTGCCGATTGTCTTATGCTAGCACTTATTCACCAAGCCGAAAAGCGCGGTATCGGTATGATTACCATTCCAACCAACGGCAAGGGCAAGGCGCGTAAGACCAAGAAGGCCAACAAGAAGGACGAAAAGTAAGTCTTTGACATGGATAGACCGAAACTATACATTAAGAACGAAAAAAAAGGACGGTACGAGCCATATATAGAGCCCGAACCGCCCTTTGACAACGTTCTTTATCGCAAGGTGCAACGTGGAAAGAAATTCGTTTACGAACCGCAATCCATGTGCATTGACAAAGGATTAGAGGAAGGCGTTTGGGTAGTCGTAAAGCACATGTACGGCAAATCCTATTCAACGGGTAAATACCTTAATGATTGTTTCATGCTTTTAAAGGCTTGTGACATTCAAGAAACGCCATTATCTAAGCTTGGTGGCATGGAAAAGTTGGCCGATTGGCTTTGCCACAATTGGGACAAACTGCCAAAGAACACGTCGCAATACGACCTTTGCCGTGCCATTGTAGGCTTGTTATTCCAATACGAAACGAAAGACGATGGAAACAAATAGCGTTTCGATATGCTGTAACGTTCATTGCACGGAGCGTTTTTCCTGTGCAAAATTCGCCCGTGCTTTGGACGTGAACGGCGGTAAGATAAAGGCCAACTATTACGAAATAGACAAGTGTAGTTATGAAAGATAATATCAACGATGTACAAATGTTTGAAAACGTGACTTGCGAAATGCTTGAAACGTACAAGAGGAAAAACGCGGACTATGGCAATAGCTTTAGCGACACCATACAGGAATTTGGTTTCATCCCAGCCGTTGCCCGCATCAACGACAAGATGCAAAGGGTAAAGAAGATGGTTAAGGGCGAACAAATGAACATCAACGAAAGTATGCGTGATAATTTGCTTGACATTGCCAACTATTGCATCCTTACGATTATGGAAATAGACAAAATAAAGCCCGTAGGCGCGGTTTTGGAGCGTGGATAGATAAAGTATCCACCTAAGATGTAAAATGCGCTTAAAACGGCTAAAAAGTGGCAAAAACGAAAGATTATGGCTCAAGATAGTAAAATAGATAACCCAAATTTGTTTGATATGCTAAGTGTGCCGCCGATAGACGTTAAAAAAGTCGTAGGTGGTAAAACGTGCCGTACTTGCATCCATCGAAAGCGTTTTGCGCTAAATGAATATTCGCCAAAGATAATACAATGTTGTGAAATGAAACCGTCGAAACGTAGCAATAGCGGATTTGTGACTATCAAGGTTACTGACACGGCTTGCTATGCTTACGCAGAGGAAACAAAATAAGGAATTATGGCAGACTTTACGGTCACAGGATTTATAAACACGGTCAAATACCTACCAGATGCGGCCTTGGTGTTCATAGACGAATTTAAACGCGGCTACAAGAAACCAAATGGCGAAACGGTCGAGGATAAGTACCTTTCATGGAAATGCGTATTTAAGCCGTATTTCAAGAAATACATCAACGAACATTTTGCAAATGGAATGTTGGTGCAAGTCAAAGGCGAAATATTGCCTTATGCAATCCAAAACCAAAACATCGTTGACGGTTATTCCGTGTTAGGCCAAACACTCAATCTTGCTTCCTTCCCACGTGCAAGCGTGAAACAAGAAAACAAGATGATTAAGGAAAGCCAAATGCACGATACAGCGACACCAAATCTTGATGAATACAATAAACCAGACTTTTAATTTCTACTATTGTAGATGTGTTATATAACCCAAATATTTAACTTAAAAAAATTACGTAATTATGAGTTCAAAAACAGACATGGAGCAAACCATTCAAACCCTCAAAGGCGACAACCAAGAGTTGATGAAGGAAAACGCCTCATTGAAAAAGCAGATTAGCGGCTTCAAGACATCCAATGCGAACTACAAAAAGCAGATTGCCCACCTCACGCAGCTCGACAATGAGGGTGATGAGCTTAACGAAAAGCGCATTGCCGAGATGGACGTTATGCAAAAGAACCACTTGGCCGAGGTCAAGCAGCTGGGGCAGTCCATCAAGGAAAAGGACGAGAAAATCGCCGAAAAAGACCGCGTTATTGCTGGCCTTCAATCGCAAATCGCCGAACTAACCAAGCGCATCGCCAACAACGAAAAGAACATTCAAGACATCACGGGCGAGCGTGATGTTGCCATCGCAAACTACGACTATGTTTGTGGGTTGCCTTGGTATCAAAGAATGTTCTTCAAAGGCAAGTAAAATCTTTGTTGTTAAAATTGTCATAAATGTTAAGTGGTCACTATCCTCGCGGACGGTGGCCACTTTTCTTTTCGCTTTTGTTTGTTTGGAATCTGAATTTTACGCAAAAAGAAATTTAGAAAGATGTTAAACCGAGAAATCTTATGTTGTGGGTGCGTCAAGACAATGCAAGGTAATAGTACCCATCATGTATGAATCGCTACCCCTACCAAGTTTTTGCGTCGTGGGCTTGTATTCTTTCAAGCAAACACAATGCACATACTTGTTACCCATGTAAGCTGATTTTATCCACACGTCCGAATTGGTCATGTAGTTTACAAATCCGTCATGTTGTGTCAATACGTTAATCGTTGATGAAGCGTATTTTTGCTTTACGATAAACGTTATTTCAATATCGGTGTTCTCGCGGATAACAACAGGATTGTTGCTACCGTCCAATGTCGTAATCAAGAAATCCTCCGCTTGGTTGTTCACCCATTGCGCCGTATAGACGTTCACTGGCTTTCCCTTTGCATTGAAACCATCGACTTTCAAAACAGCCACGCCGTCAAACAACATGGTAATATCCGCGAAAGTACCGCTTTCCGTATTTTTAGCGTAATAACGCCCGCTTGATTTATTTGCCATAGCCTTTATAATTTAAGAGTTTTATTGAATATCTTTACGTCGCAAAGGCAATATTTACCAAGTTCAACTTGTGCCTTGTCCGAATATTTGTAAATCACTACCTTGCTATCCTCGTCGGCATCATCAATTGTAACCTTGCTATCATCAAACAAGTAGATGTGCGGACAATTATAGCCGTCAAGTGACAAATGAACATGCGAACCACACCCGACGTAAATAACGGTGCATTTAGACGTTTCAATCGTTACGTGGGTATTGGTACACCACATAAGGGATAGAACGTCAACAGCGGCCTTAAAAACGCCCTTAAATCCAACGTATAGCGAATAAGTGTAGCCATCCACGCCGTCCGCATCGTTTATGACCTTGTTTCCGTTGATATAATCGCCAAATGTTTCTTGTATGTATTCCTTACTAAGACCCATGCCGTTATAGCAATAGTGAATGAAATGTGGTAAACTTTGTTGTGCCATAACCAACTTTACCAACTGTTCTTTGTTGTCATGGCAAGCCCTCCAACGGCCTTTGTATTCTGAACAAAGACCATTGGAAAGCGCGTGTTTGTAGTAATTGAATAAATCTTGTGCCATATATCTTGTTTTATGAGTTAAGTTCTACGACGATAGCGCGTCCACTTGGATTAAGCACACCTGTCAAAATCGACTCGATGTTTTGTTGCACTTGGTATGATTGTTGTAATTGCAAAAGCATTTGAGACAAAGTACCCAATTGCACATCAAGGTCGAAATTGTTAAGATGGTCGCGGATTTCTTGCAAGTACATGTTTTGCTCGAATACCCTTTGCGCTACGATGTTCATGTAGGCCTCGATAGCACCAGCGGTATCTTCTGTAACGCCTTGTATGCCTTGCTGTAGAGCAGATAACTCACTGCTTTTATCTTCTGTTTTTGAAACAACGCCAAGTTGTTCAAGATTTCCGTAAAATTCACCAAGTGCAGTGTTTATTTCGCCAGCAGTTATACCAGCCTGTTGTGCAAGTTGGCGTAGTTCATTTGTTGTTAATGCAACACCTCCTTCGCTACCCTCTTTTGTCATCCTATCAAGTTCTTTATAGATTGGATTAAGCAATGTTTCAACTATCTTGCTTGTCATTGCTTTCTTGATGAGATTGTAAATCATCTCATCCATCTTTTCTTGAATAGCATCAAGAGTCGTTTCACCAGCACGCCAAGATTGAACCCAAGCGTCTACAAAAGCTTCTGCAGCGGATTTTACGTCTTCACCCCACAAATTATTGACGACATCTTGTTTCAAGTCGTCGATTTCGTTGCGTAGGCTGTGTATAGACTCTTCATATTGCTTGATAGCATCATCATCACGGTCTTTAGAACGCTTTGACTGTTCAAGTTCTTTCTGTCTTTCCAATTCTGCAAGTTGAGCCTCTTTGTTTGCTATTGCTAAACGCCTTGATTCTGTCTCGCCAGTACCCAACGACTTGTCGATTGCCCTTTCAAGGTCATCGTAAGCCATGCTAAGTTGTCGGACGGTTTCTCTACTTTCATTAATCTCGCGGTTTAGTCTTTTTGTTCTTGCAGAACCGTCGCCAAATAGACTTGCAATGCCGTCACCGATACCAGCGAACACATCAACCACTCCATTCAAGATGCCGAACACGTCACCGCTTTGTGCGCTTGATACAGAACCACTTATACCATTACCCATACGTGCAAGGCCATCAATAGCACCGTTAATAGAATCGCTAAATTCAAAGCCGAATGTGCTTTGTAGGTTATCGCGTAGGTCGGCCAACGATTGGAGGTTTTGTCCGATTGCTTGCAATAAGGCCGCGATTTCGTTTGCTTGTTCCTTGAACAATTTAGTCATCATGTTATACTTTTGCGCTTCTTGGTCGGCAGCGTTAAGTATTTCCTTTAATTTTGCAAGTTTGTCTTCTTCTAACCCTAATTGTTGTGCAAGTGCTTCAATAGCCTTTGTGTTTGTCGGTTCTTGAGCTTTCTTTTGCTCGTATTGTTCCTTTAGTGTTGCAACAACCTTTTCTTGCGCATCGTAGTTACGTTGCGCCGTAATAAAGTCTTTTTGCGCTTGTTTGCCCGTCTTACCAACGGCTTTCATATAGTCTTTGGCGTGTTTGATTGCGCCCTTGAAAGGATTACGTGACATCAATTCCTTTTCAAGTTTCATATATTGAGCCGTTATTTGTTTGAGTTGTTCGGGTTTAAGATTGTTCATAGAACCCTTAACCTCGTCCAACTTTTCTTTCATTGCCATTAACGCGCCAGTCGATGCAAGTTCCAAGTTTTCAAACAATTCCACCTACAATCTTGTGTTGGTGAAGTTGTCCCATTGCGCTTGCGACTTTTCTTTGGCAGCCGCAGCATCAATTGCTTGTCGCTTGCGCTTGTATTCGGGACTATTGCGCATCGCATCAGTGTAATAAGCCTCGTTAAGTTTCTTTATCTTTTCAAGTCTGTCAGCTTCGATTTCGGCAACCTTATCCGAATAATTGCCGTACTTCTTAACGTAATCGTCAAGCATCTTTTCGGTTTCCACCATGTTTTGCTTGAACATCTTACGCCAAGTATCTTGCCACTTGATAAGTTCTTTCAACGGTTCGCTTTTGATGTCTATGCCATTCCATAACCCGTTCTCGTCACCTTTAAGGTTCGTTTTCATAAGGTCAAAGCCATCAATGTCAAAAGTCCCGTTCATGGACTTTCTTAATTCCTCGAGTTTCCTCCTTGCAATAGTAACTGCGCGGTCGTAAGCCTCGCCGAACGTGTGCGGCAAACTATCGGTGTCAATGCCGAACATATCAGCAAACATATCTCCCAATTCGGGATTTGCGTCCAATTCGATAGCCAACTCGTACTCGTCCTTTATCTTTCCAAGTTCACTATTCAAACCGTCCGTGACCTTTTTCATGTCGTAGGTCTTTGCATCAACGGTAAGTTTTTGTATTTCAACGTCCAATGCTTGCAAAGACGATGTTTTCACCTTACCGCTTGCCAACAATGCCTGACGTTGTTCCTCTAACGATTGCAACAAACTACGCACGTCCTTTCCTGCGAAATTAGCGGCATTGAACTTGTCTATACCGAATTTCGTCAGAACTTTATTGATACGTATGATAGTTGCCTCGTAGCCCTTTGATGCAATGTCGATAGCATCCATATTGGAAACGCCAGACTTACGCAACTTGTCATAGTTGCTTTGCATCTCACGGATGAGCTGTAGTTCTTGCTTTAACGCTTCTGCTACAACGTCCTCGGGTTTACGGTTTCCACCTTTACGGTTTGCACCTTTACGGATTGTCTTTTCCTCAGCATATTGTTGGTGGAACAAATCAAGCAAATTCTTTCGTTGTTGGATTTCGCGGTCATTATCGGCAATCTTTTCCTTTGACCATTGTGTATCATCAAGCGCATACTTTTTATTTTCCTCGCCCAATGACTTAATGGCTTGTTGTTGCGTCTTAACCCACGATGAAAGATTGTCATTGTTCGTAGGTAAGAAAGCACCACCGCCAAAGTCAAGTACACCAGCACCGCTGCCGATGCGTTGTTTGACCTCTTTTTGAAAATCAGAAAGTTGCTGAACGTTAAAAGCAATGCCGATGTGGATTTTCAACTTGCTTGCGTCGGCCACCATTTCAGAAACTGCTTGGTAGGCATACGGCATACTATCCTTAAAGTATTGCAAGTTTGCATCAACTGCTGCTTGTTGTTCCGATGACAAAGCCTCGTTGTTTTTAATCCAATCATCATTTATGTCTTGGAAAGCGGAACTTGAATTGTGCTTCAATCTTTCCATAAACATATTCCAAAGGCTTGCGTTGCGGTCAACAGCACCATTGGTAAGTTCAGACATCTTTTGGTCTAACGAGATGTCGAAAATCTTAGCAGCCTCGCCCTTAATTTCAGGGTTCTTTGCCTTGATTTGTGAACGAACACGCTCTAATATCTCGTTGATTTGCAGCGGGTCTGTTATGTTGTAAGCACGAATGAAATTATTGATGCTTTCTGCAGTATCGTCAAGTTCTTCGAGAAATTCTTGTCTTGCCCCTTTAACAACACCAACTTGGTGCATCCATTCAGATGCAACATCGCCAGCCATTTGACTGTTCCGTGCTATTTCTGAATACTTTTCTATGTAGTCGGCATAGTCTTTAAGGTCGGAAACTAATCCTTCGCCCAACATCCCAAACCAACCAACATCGGTATTGACCTCAATAGAATCGTCTTTAAGGTCTTGCAATGCGGCTTGCGCCTTTTGTATTCTTTCAGCATAGTCAAACCCGACACGCACACGTTCATTTATGTCGTCAATTGTCAACAATTCCGAAATAAGGCCATTAGCGGATATTGCACTTTGTTCTATTTGGCCTTTAAGGCTTTCCCACGCTCTTTCACCTTGCTCTGCCGTCAACTTGTTTTGTTGTGCAAGTTGTCTTGTAGATTGATTACCCTTGTTGTTCAGGTAATTCAGCATACTTTCACTTGCTTCGTTGGCGTTATCGCGGATTTCTTGATTAAGTTCGTGCATGGCTTCCCTTGCTGCGTTTGTTTGACGCACAAGGTCAACAACTGCCATGATACCAACAAATACCCACGTCCAAGGATTAAGGAAAAGGGCTTTCATTGAAGCAAACAGCCCTTTTGCTGAGTTAGCCAAAAAGCCCATTTGCTTTGCAGTAGCACCAGTAGCAGTAGCCCACGCCCATTGTTGACGGATAGCAACCATTTGCAAGGCTTTCCATCCAATGAATGTGTAAAGCATGGATTTTAGAACGCGGTCGATAGTTTGCCAATTTTGTAGCAATGCCTTCAATCCGCTAATCGGTAACGTCAATAAGCCTTGGTTTGACTTACCGATGTCGTTAAGCATATTGTTCCATGCAAGGTTAAGGTTGGCCATTTGAACGCGCAACGTTTCGGCTTGCTTGGCTTGGAACTCGAAGAATTTGCCGCCCTCGTCGGTCATCTTGTTTAAGACGGACATAACATCGGAATACGACACCATCTTCTTGCTCATACGGTCGTAAACATCTCCAGTAGTCACAACCTTACCTTCAAGTTCCGTAAAGTGTTCGGCCAAAGATGCAACGATAGGTAAGCCAGCGTTAGCAAAGTCACGTGCATCTCGCGCCGTCAGAACGGTTTGCGCACGTATCTGTCCTAAGTTGTACGTAAGACGTTCCATCGGTACGCCCAAGGCCGCAGAAATGTCCGCAAGGCGGCGTGTGGTATCAACTACCTCGTTTGCAGCAAAGTTGTATGCCGTCAATTGTTTGGCAGCACCTGCTAATTCCATAAGTGTGAACGGGCTTTCAATGGCCATTTGGTTCAACTCTTGGAATATTTGCGAGCCACGTTCAAATGAATTAACCAATACACCAAGGCTACGCTCTAATAATTCGTATTGACCGCGAATTTCATACACTTGCTTTGTGAACGATGTAATCGCGCCCAATGTCAAAGCATAAACAAGTCGGTTACGGATATATCCAAAGGATTGTGCAAGATAGTTGTTGCTATGCGTCATTTGGATATTCTGACCCATCAGTTCTGCTTGCAGACGCTTTAGACGTTGGTATTCATCGCCTAATTGCTTGACTTGTGCCGTGTTTTGTGGGTCAACGGTCACTTTCTTTAAAGCGGCCATCTTCTTTGCAATAGCATCAAGACTTGACTCGTCCATACCCAACACATCTTTTAATGTCATTGGTTTTTGCGAACGTAAATCGGCAATAGTCTTTTTTAATCGGTCTATTTTTTCTTGCGCTTTGTTCAATTCAACATCGTTAAACAATTTGCTATTACGCATTTCAGAAATAGCCTTAATCATAGACTTTAATTTAATCTCTGCACGTGCAAGGTCGTTTTCTGACATGTGCGAGGCTTTGTCAAAGTCAAACTTAAAACTTGATTGCTGTTTTTTTAAGTCTTTTGCTTTTCGTCGTTCTAATGCTTCTTCTTGTTTTTTAATTTCTTCTGTCAGTTGTTTTTCTGACATCAATTCCCTTTTTAATAATTGTTCTTTTTCTGCTATTATATTGTTTTGTGTTTTTAGTGCGCTTGTGTTTTGCTCCATCGATTCCCTCTCGGCCTTCAACACAGCAATCTCTTCACGCAACGTTGCAATAGTGTTTGCTTTTTCTTCTTTTTGTCTTTTTAATTCTTGTGTCGTTGCTTCTATCTGTTGTGTGTTTGTAGTCGCAACAGATTTACCTAAAGAACCAATTGATTGATTTTTCTCTTCAATGGTAAGGTCGTGTATAGTCTTTTTTAATTCTTCAAGCCTACGTTTCTTTGCTTCCATTGCAGAGTTATCTTCTCTTGAAATGCGCTGCACGGAAAGTATTTGTTCATTTTCAATTTGCTTAATAAGACGTTTTGTTTCTTCGATGTTTGCCAATGCTGATTGCTTTTCAAATCGGCTTGCATTGGGGCTTTTATAAACATCGTTTAACTCTTTTTTGTAATCAGCAAGCAAAGATTTTAGTGCTTTTAGTTCGTTTTCGTAACGATTATACTCTTCTAATTGCCTATCAGTAGTTATGCTTGGTATGGATTTTATTTCATTTGCTAATTTTGCAGCATTCTCTCTTAGGTTTTGGATAAAAACATAGAAACTTTGTTCCGCGCTTTTTGGTTGCAAAGCCCTTTGTGTTGCCTCCGCAAGTTGGTCATAAGCAAATGTTGTTTCACGGACGCTTCTTGCTTCTTCGTCAATACGTTTTGTACGGCGTGAAAAGTCAGAGTTTGATGTTCCACCGCTATCAACTTTAATGTCACCAAGATTTTTCAACGATTGTTTCATTCTTTTTAATTCGTTGTCAAAACTGGTTCCCATGTCTTGTACCTTTTGGTCAACGTATGAAACTAAAGAGTCAATAGAAGACCTTAACTCTTTGTCACTTAGTGAACCTGCTATAATAACTGCATCGTCCATAATTCTTATAGGTGTATATATATTGTCCGTAATAAACTACTTCTTTTCTTTCTTTTCAGTTCCCTTACGACGCACGGGGATTTCAATCTCCTCGCCTTCTTTAAGGTCATCGTGAACGCCCAAGCCAGACATAAAGTTTTCCAACTTTTGTTGTGCCTCATAAGCGGCCTTAAAGTCGTTCCACGCTTTTTTGTCCGCACCTTTTAGGTACTTTGTGTGGGTGTTATCCACCGCCATGAATTGTATTTGCGCAATGCTAAGACGATATAGGTAATCATCAAGGCGATATTGCGTGAACACTTTTAGGAAGTCTGCGGCGTCCGCAATGATTGTGCTTCCATAAATAGTGATGCTGTCTCCTCCGATTTCCGCTTCCTTGTCAGAAGTGAAGCCGAAAGCGTACTCACCGATTTTTTGATTAAAAAAAAACCAGACAAGTCTATTGACTTTATAGCACCTAACACGATAGCCGCCCATTGGTTCGTGTCAAATGTGCTAAACATGACCTTTGCTTTCATCACTTGTATCAACTTGTCATTACGTGACATTGTTTCGTCAACGTCATCATAAGTCTTAATCTTATCGGGCGTAAACAAATGGTTGCAAAGCACAATGGCCATGATTTCCGACATAGCATCCAAATCGGTGCATAAGGCCGTTATAACCTTTTGGTCGGTATCAAGCGTTTCATCTGCCTTTCGCATATCCATGACAAGCCTACAAATGCGATATAACGAATAATAACGCATATCCTTAACACGGTATTCCTTATCACCAAGTTTAACCAAGGATGGCGTATCATTGATTATATCCAATATGTCACGTTGTACGTCTATTGGAAATTCGGGTAAAACTCTTTCTTCGATTTCTTCTTGTTTCATCTTTCCATATTTGGATTTCGTAAAATTCAAAAGGGATGCGCCACTGGGTGACACCCCAATAAACGCACCCCTACGTTCACGAAAACATTACTTTCGGATTACGGTTTACTCTGTAGGCGTGTCGCCGACAATCTTGTACATGTGGTCTACTTGGTTTGCGTCGGTGTAAACCAAGGCGGTGATGGTAACTGAATAGTTCAGCGCGCCATCGGCATCCTTCTTGATAGTACCAACGGTAAGACCCTTGTAGATGACCAACGAACCGAAACCACGTCCGAAGTCGAGCTTCCACTCCTTTTCGGTGGTGTGTGCAGATGCAGCACCTTCGTAAGTTTCTGGAGTACCTGGAGTACCAGCAGTTCCAGCGGTGTAGGTACCGCCAAAGATTGCGGGCAACTCGCTGAGTTCGTAGTTAGCCAACTCGAATGTCATGGTAACAGGATTACCTTGGTAGAAGATGTCAAACGGTGCATCGTAGAACTCGGCCTCAATCTCGGTAGATTCGGGCTCGTCCTGTGCAATAGTCAGACCCTTCAAGACACCCATAAACTTAGTGTAATCACCACTAGCTGCGCCAACGGCACGATAACCAAGACCGATTGGCTTTAAGGTTGTTTTCTTTGCCATAATTTTTTTCCTTTCTATATTTTAATTTCACAAATAATATTTATTCTTCGATACCGTCTAAAACGACAACGAATGATTTTACGTACACATGATATTGGTTTCCCTTTTGCGTCGTTTCGTCAACGTCCATTGAAAGGACACTATCACCAAGTATGTAATATTCTTGGTCATCACCGTTTGCAATGGCATCCTTGACAACTTGATTGATAGATGTTTCAAATGCCTTGTATAACGTCTTATCCAAGCGTCCGCGTGATTTCTTTGGAACGTATGCCGTAATCGTACAACGCACCCAACCGTAAGCATCACAATCAAATTCAGAATCGTCATTCATATTACCCACTTTCAACACTACAAAACCATCCTTAGAATCGCTTTCCGTCGTTTCGGTCGGTTCGCCCATACGGTAAACGTTCTTCGTAACAACGTCATAAACGAGGTTATAAAGATAGTCGTAAACGTCTATTCGTGAATCGTTGAACATAATCCTTTGTTTTCTTGTTTTAATACTTTGGTTGGTTTACCTCAAATCGTACACGGCAAAGCGGAGATAATGCTTGCTTGATATGGTCGTACCGTTGCGACATAACATCGAATTGGTAACGTTTGCCATGAAACATAAATCCACCCTCAAGATAAGCACCGTAGGGGGCGCAGGCCGCAAAGACGATTTCCCATCCTTGTGTTTCGTCGGGCTTATAGATTTGTACGAATTTACGCGCTAATGCACGTCCGTTTACATCTACGCTTATCGACTGGCTATATTCGTGCAAGACGGACTTACCCTTTGCCATCTTATTGCCGTAGTAGCCATGTTTGGCCTTCTTTCCATTGTAATAGACCGCCCACACATAGGAATCTTGTAAGTTGATGGTTTGGTTTGTGAAAGCACGGGTTTCAACTAAACGAATAATCTCGCTTTCTGCAAAGGCTATAAGCCGTTCTGTTTGCTTATCGGCTATGTTGTTATACATTTGCCTTGCCAATGCTTTCTTGTTGAATTTAACCCTTGTTCTCGTCGCCATAGTTACCACGCCTTACGTGTAGAATATACACTTATGCCACCTAATTGTGACGGTTCAGCGTTATCTACAACAAATCCCAATGTTTCACCATATCGGACTAACGAGATTTCATCACCTTTGCGAGGAACGATGTAGTTGCCCTTATCATCTTTCGTCAACGGCATGGAAATAACATAGGACGCTGTTTGCAAGGTGTGACCATCGTCATCCGTAGCCATGTGTTCATCCATAACGCCCTCGTAGATGACTACATCAACATCATCTTCGTCACCTTGACCCTCTACCTTGCGTCTTACAATGCCCGTATAAGGATATTCGGATATTTCGTCGCGTAATGCCATAGTGATTATAATTTGTCAACGTCCTCAATGGGTATGAGCTTAATCTTACGTCGTGCGCTTTCTAAGATACCTGCACGTTCATCACCGTACATCGTATAGATACGGATTGCGTACTTAATCTTTTCGTCTTGGTAGAAATCCTGCTCTTGGCCAATGGTCTTTTGATAACCGTTGTGAGATTGCGACAACGATGCGGTATTTGAAGGTGAAAGGAGAACGGCGGTGAAAATAATATCAGCCTCCATCAAATCCCTAAGACGCTTGGTAACGTTAGCACCATACACATCTTCGTCGGGCTGAACGCCACGGTCGAGGGCAATAACCTCGAAGTTACCTTCCTCAAAACTGTAACGTGTTTTCTTTTTCAACCATTCAAGTACCGTCATCGTCGTATCAATCTTTTATAATGAGCAAAATCTTTTCCCAATTCTAAAGGTTTAGTTATCCGCAGTTGTGGTGTCAACGACTACGTGATACGGGCTTTCGTCAAGCACGGTAGCGTAACGTCCGATGACATCGGTGTGGTAGGACTTCAACATACCATTAGGCGTAACCTTGTTGATAACGTTCAAGAAACCTTGCACCTTTGCCAAAGAGAAGTCGATACCCTTGTTGACCTCGCCGCTCTTCATCAGTTCAACGTCGGCGACCTTTGCGTGTACCAAGACACCTGCATAGCCAAGAGGACGGAGAACAGCCACACCAGGAGCCCAACCCTTAACGGTAGTGTAGGTAGTGATACCTTGCACCACTTGTTGCTCGCGCACGATGCGGATAGGCGAAATCTTACTGATGGGTGAACGGGAATAAAGCACCAGTTGCTCGTAGGTGATTGTGTCAACATTGGTAGTCGAGCTGCCGTTTGTGACAACGATAACCTTATCGGGCGCGTAGAGGGCGATGTAGCGGTTTACTTCCTTGATGAAAGCGGCGTTCTTCAAGAGGACATTCACTACGATGTTCCAAGGAATATCCCACTCGAACGGTGTGCCGTCGGGAATGTAGTTAGCCTCCTTGAAATCAGCCTCAATCTTACGCATTTGTTCGGGAATGTCGCAATCGTTTGCAGTCCATACCTTTGCACCAGCCTTCTTGTAGTTGGCAAGGGGAATGTATGCGCTTTGGTTAGCGACAACACCGCTAAAGCCTTGTGTGGTAGTAGTGCCACCAGCAACGTTGGTAACGTTGATAGTGTTACCGTATTGACCACCGCGTGAAAGTGTCATAGCGGCCATGTGAGAAACGCGCAGGTTGTGCGTCTTTACAAGGTCTGCGACACCACGAACAAAACCGACAACGAGGTTTTCGTCGGCACCCAGCTCGCGAAGACGTGCTTGGAGTTCCAACTTAGACATAGAGGTTTCAAACAAGCCCTTACCATATTGGTAGATAGAGCCCGTCTTTTCCTCCATACCCTCTGCCTCGAGTTGCATGGTTTCGGACAGCGGAGCCATAGCGTCGGCCATAGGCACGGTACGCCTGATGCCTTGCTTAACCGTCCAAGCAGGGTTCTTTTTAAGGTCGTTACGGTCGATGTCATACTCGTTACCCTCGACGCGGAAGTGCTCTTGCCAGAAGAACGCATTTTCCTCGATTTCGATTGTAGAGTCAATCAGTGTTTGGAGGAAGCCTGCATTAGCCCCATCCATAAAGCCCCTTTGATAAAGTTTTTCAATGGCCTCATCAGGGGTAAAGTGGAATTTAAGTGCATTTGCCATATCTTGTTTCCTTTCTTTAATTACGTGTTAATAATAGCGACGATGATTAAATCCAGAAGATACCGTCAATAAGCGACTTGTTGTAAGCAAGCACGTACTTTGGTAGCGGTTGCATCTTAGCAATCCACGCCTGTTTGTTATAGACACCAGAAACGCTATAATTAGCATTTTGGAAGCCATAACCCTCAGTTGGAAGCATATCACGGTCGGCTTCGTTGAACACATTGGGCTTTGGGCAAAGTACGGTTGCGCTTGCTGATGCGGTATCACCAGCAGCCTCAACAAGAATAGTGCCAACGGTAAGCGCACCGAGGGCGGTGTCAATAGTGACGGTGAACTCTTCGTTAGTCTCGCTATATGTCACGGCGGTAATTTTCGCCGACTGACCAGTAGTATCTGCGGTGTTGGGTGCAACCATAATCAGCTGACCAACCTCTGGGGCGTCTGAATAGCCATCGCCATTGATGTAGATGGTTGTTGCCGCAGCTGCACTTGCCTTTGAAACTGCGAACGAGCGGAAAATCAGCATAGGTTGACCAGGGGTGTACTGCAAGAGTTGCCCTGCCCAAAGATGCCCAAATCCCTTGTTGGGGTTAGCGATAGTACCGCCAAGGAGGATATTGTTACGGTTTTCGCCGTTGCTATCCTTTACCCACACCCAACGACCGCCGCGAAGTTTCTTAGCGGTCTCGAAAAAGTATT